TCCCAGTATGAGGTAGATGAGGAAGATGCCGAACTAATGTTAGACTCGGTAGAGATAACCCCGATAGTGCTTGCCACTATCACCGACAGTATAGATAGATGGAGTAGATGAAGAGAGAAGTAGAACAGAGGATAGAAACTGCGAAGGCTCAAGCCGTTCGTCAGAGAAACTACCGAAGAGCAAGGGACAGGGCGTTAGCTCGTTTGAGTAATGATTACCCAAATGTATATCGCACCTATCTTGAAGAGGAGATGGAAGCTGATGAAAGTATGGGTAAGAAATGGCTTGATATTACTGGCAACACTAGGTCTGCTAACACAAGGTCATCATAAATTATTTCCACCTACCACAGTAGGTAGAATATCTGATGGTGTAATAGAGAATAGGAAGGCAACACAAGATGAGAAGAACCACAATAGAAAGATCGCAAAGGCCTACGCTCAGGCTGGTTTCGGGTGGAGTGGGAGAGAGAGCGAGTGCTTACTCGCCCTTTGGACCAGTGAGAGCAGGTTTGATAACTACGCAAAGAACCAGCGAGGATCAAGTGCTTACGGAATTGCTCAACTCCTTGGAGAGAAAGATAGTAGAGCTGAGTATCAAATCTTGCGAGGTCTTAAATATATTTCTAAGCGATACGGAACACCTTGCAAGGCGTACAGGTTCTTCCTCACGCACAGATATTACTGATAGTATATAACTCTTAGGTCGGCTCTCTCCGATCTATCTAAAGATGGCCCTACCAACCCTTCCTGGTGGGGCTATCTACTTTTTTCTAATCCAATACTGATCGTTGATAACTAATGTTTCTATCTCAGCCTTGTGTCGCTCAGTAAATAAGAGTATGCCAGGGCGAGGTGTCTTAGATGGTGGCAGATGGCGACCCCAAGTGTAATCATCAAAGGCCATAACACCACCGGACTTTAGTAAAGGCCAACTAAGTTCAGCATCCATTAGTACACTAACTGCGGTGTGGTCTGCATCAACATAAATAAAATCATATGCACCTATAAAGTTATCTCGTTGTCTGATTAGATATTCAACAGTATCACTGACCACAGATACAACAGATAGCTTCTCAATCTTCTTCTTGTACTCTATCTCAACTGCGCTGAAGTCCATCTCGGCGTGGTCTATCTCATCACTTCCCCGCCAAGTATCAACATCAATTAGTATTGAACTCTTATCAGTTAGTATGTTGTTGCATAACCATACGCTGGCATCTCCTGTGTACACACCAAGTTGTAAGAACTTTAGGTTAGGTTTACCTGCATACTCTGATAGGTATGTAGTAAAATTATTCTGTGCGGTTTGTGCAAACCAATTTGGATAGCTCATTTGTCTGTAGTATAAAAGCCACTACCCTTAAAAGCAATAGAGGGTGCTGACCACAAGCGAGAGGTTATTTGCTGGCAACAGATAGGTGTTTCCTCAATACCAAAGATAGGTCTTTCAATAGAGATCACACCACCACACACACTGCATTTGTATTCGTAGATCAAAACAGTATCCCATCTTCTAACTTTAAGAACCCCACTAGTTTAGTACGACTAGTCTTGTTAGCAAACTCAGTAGTAATAGGTAGCCACTTATCAGCCCACTTAGGTTGAGGTATTGTGGATAAGTTAAAGCCCCATATACCAGCAGGTGTAGAGTTAATATACCAAGGTGTGAGTGATCTAATACCTGCTGCCATAATTAAACCCTGATACTTACTCTCTTCAATAAGTAGATCAGGGTAGTGGGTCTTGCGGGATTTTAATTCTATAAACATCTTATGTTCTAGTGATATGCAATCCCAGTTGTCAAACTCTTCCGACTTCTCTAAGTCTGAGTAGTAAAACTCCTTGAGATAGTCTAAAAGTTCCGGTTCTTTTAACTCTATGCCCAAGGAGTTTCACCACCAAGTTTGTTCTGCAACTTACGCAAAGCTGCGGTAGACCTGCGATCAGCAGTGGATGTAGCACACTCTAAGTACTGGCCTATCTGTTGTAATGTAAAGTTATCGTGGTATCTCATCTGCAATATAGTCTTATCCTCTTGCCCTAACTTTAGATAACACTTCTTAATATCTATTAGGATAGCCAGTAGGTTGCCACCCTCAGCAGGGGTTGACTGCTTACGAGGTGTGCCATCGTTGATCATCTCTTGTGCTTGCTCAAGGACAGTGCCATTAACAATGGATGCAATAACAAATGGAATTAGTTGGGCAATAATTGTTGTATCGTAGAAGGCTTCATCACTTGTCTTATATCCAGCCTTACGAGCCTTCTCTTTACGAGCATATCTTTCTGCAACTCTACGCATCTGATAGGCAATACGTCTTTCATTCTGCTCACGCTTATCAGGGTTAGGTTCATTAAGTAGATCAGTAAACTGTTGACCACGACCAATAGCCCACAGATAACACTCTTGTCTTACATCTTCAGTGTCAACCCATCCTTTAAACTTACGAACGATAACGTAAGTTACTGAAGGTACTAACTCATAAAGAGTTGGGTGTAGCTCTGGTGTCATTCACAGTCCAGAGCCTGAACTTCGGGCCAGTTGCCATCTAATACCATCATTGCAATAGCTGAATAGTTAAGTAAATCCATAAAAGAATCTCGTAATGATTCATTACTTGGCTTAACATTAGAGTCTACTAAATTATTTATACGAGCAATCTTGTCCCACATACGCACTCTTAGCCCATTGATAGGACCGCCAGGTGATCTTGCTATATTTAAAGGACCGTAATCGTGGTGCTTACTAATAAGTAGATTACCTGCTGCATCCATAACAGCCCACATATTGGCGATGAACTCATCATCTATTCTCTTACCTTCGGTGGTGCTATCTCTATCGTTCCTTTGACGTAATCTATCTTGATTATAGAGATCCCTGAGGTCGCCAACCATTCTGCTAGTACCATCAGATCTGAGTTCTTCATACATTAGGTACTCCAATTGTCCGTTTTGTCTCTTCTATACCCTTTGCTAAGTATAAGTCATTGAGGTCTAGTCCAGCAGGTAGCGACACGATTGAAGAGTTCATCACTTCCTGAGCTACTCTCCTTGAGAACTCAGCCCCAGGATTAGTGCCATCATCTTTAATATCATTATCACCAATAATATAAATCTTGCCATAGCCAGTAAACATCTTAGTAAAGTGTGGCTTCCAAGCAGCAACACCAGGAACTCCAACTGCTGGTATACCTAGTACCGCAGAACAAATGATCGTATCTAACTCACCCTCACATACTGCTATGTACTCACTAGATACAATGATGTCGCTAACATTATAGAGATGACCCTTCTGACCAAGTGGTGCTCCATACTTAGGCTTGCCATCATCTAATCTTCTAAACTTAAATCCAACACAGTGTCCAAGCACAGTTATATAAGGTATGGATAGCCAGCCCTGATAGTTCTCGTGGGTTGCAAAAGGTTGCTTTATATAACCTAGTTGGTACTGGTCAGCTACCTCTTTAGAGATCCCACGACCTGCGAGAAACGCTACCGCCTCTTCGTTTAGATCCTTGTTGTACTGAACCGCCGCTTCCAGTGACGATTTCAATTGCACGGGCGAGAGCATCTTTAAACTCCATATTCTCTTTGATACTAATAATGTTTACTGCATTGCCACCCTTACCGCAGGTATGACAAAAGTATAAATTCTCCTGCGTATTTATTACTGCACTTCTTCTACTGTCGCTATGCAATACACACCTTACAGAGCAAGCCCTACCTTCTCTTACCTCACCGCCATAGTGGGCAACTATTATTCCAATGGGTATTGTGTTCGCATCGGTTCTGCCATTGCGAAGGCTAGGCTTCCTACTCCTGGACCAGTCTGATGCTGACATCCACAATCCTCCTTACATTTCTTGTGCATAGTAACAGCACGCTTGAACTGACCATTCTTATTCAGCTCACCGCCTAACCTACATAGATCGCAGATCATTCTTCCTCCTTTACCTCTTCCTCTACTACCACCTCTGGTACTGGTTGTAGTATTTCTGTTGTAGTTATTACGCCTTCTGGTGTTGGTGTCATTTCTTCTCCTCTAGCCATTGTGTTAAGTCTTGGATTACCCAAGTCTTTTCTATTCCTGCGTTTCTTCTTTTGAAAAGAACATAAGATAAAGGCCTAGCAACGCCACGATGCTTAGCATAATTATCAGCTTCCTTTTGCGCTTCATCCCAGAACTCCTTTAGGTTCAACTTCTTAGTATTCTTTAATTCAAAGATGTAGGTTTGACCGGCAACTATAACTACTAGATCTCCCTCATCCTCTGCTCCTGATAAGCGCAAGCGTTCAGCTACTGCGCCCATCTTCCTAAACCATTTCATTACATCAACTTCAAACTGAGAACCCTTTTGTTTATTGTACTTGGCTGTCACTTAGTAGGGCATCCCTTCTATACATACGACCATACTCATCTGCATCACTGATCTGACACACAGAGTAGTTTACAAATAAAGTAGCAAAGTCTGAGCCATCTGCTGTATGTGGTCCAAACCTATTCTTAACTGGTGCAACCTTTAAAGTTTTATCTAAAGGATCAAAGCCAAGGGTAAGTATTAATGCTGGTAGTTGTGAGACCTTACCGTGAATAGCCCTTCGGTGAGGTGGGAAGTTAGTCTTGCCATACTCAGTTTGTTCGCTGACGTGGTGCAAAACCATCACACAGGCTTCAGTCTTACGAGCCATATCGTGGAACTCCACCATAATAGCTCGCAGTCCTGCCCACTCATTATCAGTTTCAGCAGCCACATTCATCAGGTTATCAATCACAATCAACTCTGGTGGAATACCAAAGAGTTCAACATAAGCCTTGATCTCTAACTCAATATCATCTAGTGATGGTGATGAGTCAAAGACAAATTGTATGTTGGACATATTATCTAGGTGCTTATCGTAGTAATGACGGTTACTATTTAAGTTTGATTCCACCAGTAGTTGACTGTGTCCTGATAGGTGAGAGGCTGCTCTCATCATCACTGTTGCTATGTCGGTATCAGCCGAGAAAAATAAAGTTGGAACCTTTGCTTTAACTGCATAGATAAGAGCAAACATACTCTTGCCAGCATTAGGCGCAGCAGCAACCATACATACCTGACCTCTACGAAACTTGATCTGCTTTACAGCAAGATCTTTCCATACATCAGGTAGTGGTGTTGCATTGGTAGTGCTACCACGCCACGCTCTATCTATGTTTAGCAACGTAATCCTCTCTAGGAAGAGTTATCCCTCTTAGCTGTCTAATTCTTTTTCTTTTTGCCGCAGTTATGCCGCCCCAAGTACCGAAGCGTTCCTTGTTGATTCCCCATTCTGCACACTCTGCAAGGTGGGGACATATCTTGCAGACGTTTATAGCCTGTTGAGTGTGGACTCTATCTCCATCCTCTACTTCAGGAAAGAAAAATTCCACACCCACTTCGGCGCAAGCTGGGTTCTCATAGTTCCAGGGAACCCGCATTGCCTATCTAATCCAGACGGTTTCGCATTTGTCTACAGCACCTTTAGGTGCAGCACACATCCAACCTTTCCAAGGACCTTTCTGTCCTACGCCTGAGCGAAATGCCATTGAGCCGTGCTTACAATCAGGTGCAGTTGCATCTGTTGCAGATACAGCAGTAGCGCCTAGTGCTTTCTTAGCATAGGCAATTGCTCCACCACTTGGTTGTGCGGTTACACCAAGTGCGGTGCCAGTTGATGTTACTAATGTTGCTACATCAGCAATTGAAGTTAGAGATGCCTCTAATTCAGCCTGACTAGTTGCATAAATATTTACTAGAGTTCCATCACCTAGCTTGTAGTTGATCTGGAACTTCGTGCTTTCCGGTGCAGCCATTTACTTACCTCCAGTATGTTTGACAGATAACCTTGTTGATTCCTGTCCTTGTTTCTTTGGTACGAAACCGAGAAGTTTCTCAACCTCTTCGGTATCTACTGATTCTCTACCACTAACAGTGCTCCAAGTAATGGATACACCGCTATTAGTAGAACCAGTAAATCCTTCTAACGCAGCTTTTAATGACTCGCGTTCAGTAGTCAGTTCTTTAATCTTTGCATCTAATTGTAAGTACTTCAAGGCAGATGTGTCCACTTCAGGATTATCTATAAAGACTTCATCTTCCTTGATACGTTCTTTTTTTAGACCAGTACATCCCATCTCGCCCGACTCATCAAAGTACTTGCAATAGAACTTGCAGTAACTTTGATCGCGCTCTGGCCCTGGTGCATCTGCGCTCTCTTTAATAGCAGATAACCAATTCAAAGCATCTTCTGCTAACTTCGGATCATAAGGTTCTGAATGAACCTTGACATCTCTTTCATCACCATCTCTTGCTATGGCTACTAGATTAACAGTTCTGGGTGACCCCTTTCCAGACTTGTCAAGCAAGTAGCCATATACCTGAACTTGCCAACGCTGTTGTAGCGATGGGAAGTAAGATAGATTCTTAACCTTAACGGTTTTCCAATCTATCACATCTCCTGTTTCTGGTATATATAAATCTATATGAGCTTTCATTCCATTGTATTCAACAGATGTTTCAACCCAATACTTCTCACCCTTTGGATCAGCAGTTGATATTGCTTTCTCTATCTCAGCGTGGATAGCAGTACCCATAATAGCTGAGAGTTTTAATTCATTATCATTAGTTTCAGGTTGATCGTTAAGACGATACCAAACCTTACGGCGACAACCACCCAACTCTGATGGACCTACCTGTGTCTGTTTAGATCTAGCCCTACCAGCATCCTTATCTCGTAAGACTTGTAGTAGTAATTCTTTTGGATCGGTCATATTGACATCCATCCTATATATCCTGCATCGGGATTATCCCGTAGCCACTGCTCTCTCATCTTGTTCTGTTCCTCCCAGTTAGTATTGGTATCTCTGCAAGCCTTGACGCCATCTTCATAACCCTTTTCATAGGCTTCTTGGATAGCAAACTTTCTAGTCTTTATGATCATTTACTTTTTCTTTTCTGCACCGCAATCTGAATAGGTGGACAGGTATTGATATCTAATATGCTGGCTATCTCTACTGCCTTCTGTGCTATCTCAACTGCTTTATCTTGAGTCATAACCTGATAGTCAAGTGAGAATAGATATCCAGTAGCAAATTGACCACCTGATCCAATACCATAAACCTTTAGTTCATTTTGTATAAATGACATATCACAGGCAATATGAAACAGATTAGAATCAAAGGCTATTAGATAATCAAAGCCACCATCTTTCTTATCAACATTAGCCCAGTCATAAGTGTTCTTATTGAAGGCATTGATAATAGATGGAATCATTTTCTTACCCATAAACTGGACAGGATCTTCACCTCTATACGTTGGTGGCTTCCAGTTATAAGTTAAGATATCACCAGCTCTAGTATCACCGGTAATTCCAATGGCAACATAACCAACTTGAACTATCTTGGGTGTGCCTAAACTAATTGTTCTTAGATTATCTTCAGTAATCTGTGAGTCAGCAGCAAGAACTACATAACCATTTCCTTGAATACCAACAACCGTAGTCAATATAGCCCCTCCTTTTGTCTTAAATTAATTGTAGCACTAGGCACAGACAATGGTGGGATGTGATAAGGACACGCCGTGAATACGATCTTTATCGGTTACTAGTCCCAGAATGTGTACCATATGAGCCGTGAGGCGAATTACGGTACGGGCGGCGCATTAAGCGCCGCGATAGTACGGTCAGTATGTTCCGTCTACCAACCCTGCGAAAAAATAAAGATAAGATACCTGATAAATTTGGTACAGATCTTAGATCTCTAGGACCATTACACGCTTGTCCTTGTGGCTCTAAAGTCTTCTCTATCCTAGCTACCTTTGATAACTTTGAGATCTCTTGGTATATGTTAGATGCAACCTGCGCTAACTGTGGCAACCTAGTAGTGGTTCCCTGTCCAATAGATGATCCAGCCAGGGAAATTTAAGGCATAAAAAAAGAAGGCCACCCCGTTTAAAAGGGTGGCCCTGTATAGCCTCGCAGTAAACTAGATTACTCTGAGCCTCTACCAAATTCTGTAGCTGATGGATCTAGCCACTTCAATAATGGTCCTGCTAGACCTGCTAATGCTGCTGCGCCTAATTGCTTAGGATCGGTGATTCCACTTACATACAGTGCAACTGCTGCTGCGGCTGCTGCTCGGAACCAACTTAGTGCTGCTTGCTTGAACGTTGGGTTCATTTTCTCTCCTTCTATTTTGTCTTGCTATGCACCTTGCAACAGGTACACACTGGGACTTTATATGCTTTCTTTGCTGGTGTAGTCATAACCGAAGCAATCAAAGTATTGATCGCTTTAGGTTGATTCATCCACCAGAACCAAGGTGATGTGTCATTTGCTGACTCATCGTTTATAGAAATATGTAAATGTTTATTGTGTTGGTTACTGCCGGTATAGGTGCGGTTACCCTCTTTGGCTTTTTCTTTAGACCAGATCTTCCCCTGAAATATCAAATACTTAACTCTTGCATCCTCTTTTAACTTCTCAAAGATTTCTATGCAATCCACACCATTCTTAGGATCGTGGGTTAGATCAACTGCTAATCCAGTATTGTGATCTGAGTTAGGGCTTTGTTTAATGTGTGCCGATGAAGGCAACAACCCGTCTGATAGCCTGTTGCGCTTCGGATACAACGCTGTCGCTTGGCGTAGCACAGCTATTGCAGCAGGTGTTGCTCTCTTTGCAAGTAGTTTCATTTGGCATCCTCATCCTTTCTCTTACTCTTTAGTCCGTTGGCAGATACGATCCCCGCAAGGGTTCCTGTAAGGAACACACACAGGGTTGATACTAGATCAATAGCAGCTTTATCATTTGGTGCTTGTTCACCTAAAGGTTGAGTAATAAATAAGAACGCATAGAGCAAAGAGAAGACTGATCCAGCAAATACAATAGCCAGAATGATTCCAATGGCTACTATTAATCTAGCGTGTAGTTCTTCAGCGCTTAGTCGTTGACGTTTTTCCATCAGTATCTCCTACAGAATCTGGTATTAGGTCTTTAGTACACTGTCCTACTGCTAAACACTGAGGCGGATTACACTCAGGTTTTTCCCAATTCTCAAACTCTTGGCAGGGATAACGCATCCAGCCTTGGTAGCCACAACCAGTTAATAAGCTAAGGTTTGCTACGATTAATAAGGATGCTATAAATTTCCTCAACCTGTCGTTCCAATCTATCAACGGAGTCTCGGAGGCTTGAGCCTCCATTCGGGCGAAGTTCAGATAGGTAATATTTAACTAGGTGTCTTACTGTCATTGCTAACGCTCCAACAAGAGTCGTTGCTGCTACTGCCAGTCCTACCCATTCATTCGGTGTCATATTATCATATCAATCTAATAGTAGCGATTAACAATCCACCGTATCCGGAGAATCGTCTATCACTTGGGGTTCTGTTTATAAAGTCAAGCTCTTCAATTAATCCAATGTATGACTCACCAGTTCTAAAGTCTTCTACTCTGATGGTGTCTCCTACATTCTCTATCGCTTCTAGTTGACTCAACCGATCATAGGCTGAACCTTCATAGCCCACCTCAACGCCTAAGTTATCGCTCTCGTGGTCATAGCAGAATAAAGGGTATTGGATTATTCTTTGGCGAGGTACAGCAGGTAAAGACTTTAGTTGGTATCCAGTAAATAATGGACCCTTAGTTGCATCAGTAGATGATCTAGACATAGTAAATTTAAATGCAAGATACTCTTGCGCTGAGTTAGGATAAGGTACACCTAGTTCACTAGTTGCTGCACCTTGAGCAAAACCACCTATATTATATTCAGTATCTGCATAATCAATAGACTTAATAGTTATAGCACCATTTGTGGTATCTATTCTAGGATTAAGTAGTTTAAATAATTTATTCTCTAATGTGTTATATCGTATAAAACCTGTTTGTAAGTAACCACTTGTTACCTTATTACTTGTTGACTCAGCGTAGATAACATTGCCAGAAGTAAAGGCTGCTCTATCTGTATTACCAAAGAAGGCTACCTGATTAGATGCAGCAGCAACACCACTTGCTACTAGATCCCAAGCCCAAGGAAATACTAGGCTATTAGCTATTACAGTTGTAGATAGATCTACCTTTACTAGTCCTGCCTCACCATCAATAGTGGTTGCAATATAAGCAAAGCGATCTCTAAATGCTATTGAGTTACAGGCAGCTTGATCAAATAATAAAGGACCATACTGGATGTTACCATTTGTATCTGATACGCCTACTCTAAATCCTTTATTAGTTGCAAGGACTGCATAGGTACCAAGGTATACATCAAAGTCATTGATGCGCTCACCCTCTGGTAGATCAATAATAACTGTAGGTGTTTCAAGAGTTGGAAAACCTAATGAGTTAGAACTTGTTACATCTAAGACAATTTTAAAAACAGATGAGGATGTTCCATTAGGATCATATCCTGATATGTAGATAGCACCAGGTCCCTCTGATATAGAAGACCATACCCAAGATGAGTTGGGATGGGTAAAAAATGCAGTAGGTAATCCTGTAGAAGAAGTCCTTGTAGCATCTAGTTCATAGATAGTAGGGCCGATAGCAGCGATAAGGCGCTGCTTTACATAACGGATTGTGGCACGAGTAACGGTAGCATTATAGATTTCAGTATCGGCAGGTGTAGCACCGACTGAACCTTTGTGAATGTGGGTACCATTAATAAAGTAATAACTAGAACCATTAGTAGTAAGGCTATATATAGTAGATGATGTACCAGCTTGAGAAATAGTAGTAGGTGAACCAGCAGATGATGCTTGTTTCTTTAAAGCTGTACCATCTGTAAAGAAGATACAGTCATCAGTACCATCATTAACACCTATTAGTTGAGCAGGTGCTGCGCCTGAATAAAAACTAGCAGTGCTATTTAGTAGAGTAACTTGTCCTTTAGTAAAGACATCTACACCTTTAGACTCTGTATACTGGAAACGAAGTGACTCATCCTGTGCTGGTTCAAAGTATTTAATACCTGCGCCAAGATGGAATGTTGATTGAGATCTGAACCACCAACCAGTAAGTGATTGCTCACCAGCTTCTCTGGTCTGGTCATACTGTTCTTTACGATACTTTGCAGTTACTCTACGATAAGGTGAATCATCGGATGCTGCAATAAAGAATGGTTGACCGGCAATAGCCATATCATAATTAACACCAGTAGCTGAATAGTTTGTAGCACCAGCAGGGTTGGATAAGACATACGGGATGCCTTCGGTGATATCATCACTATAAGCCACTATTCAACCTCCGAATATTTATTGAGATACTCAATTGCTTTCTGTAGCAATTCTGGATTATCTTTAAAATTACCAAGTGCTACATTGCAGTTGTGGCAAAGCACACCTCTTGGTTCATTAGTACTGTGGTTATGATCAGCGTGGAATTGTCCACGCCCACCAGGATTATCTGTGCCACATATTGCACAGACTCCGCCTTGATCGTTTAATCTTTCGTCATACAACTCTTGAGGAAAATTATATTTAGTTTTCCTTACCCAACTTCTACGAGTTTTAGTAGCTCGTACTTTATTTTCTGGTTTACTTTTATAAATTTCTCGCATAGGTTTTTCGCAATCTTTACAGGAGTATCTATAACCACGAGTAAATTTTGATTCTTTGAAGAAGTCAGACTTTGGCTTAGTTGCTTTGCATTTATTGCATTGCATATCATCGCCATACGCCATTACTTAGACCTCCCATAGATGTATCCAATTATTAGACCACAAAAGAATCCTAGATAGGCTAGGAAATAAATCATTCTTCTCCTTGCAATAAATTACTTACTAGGCACAATTCCTCGAGATTATGCTAAAGACCTAGAGCCTGTAAATCCTCAACAGTTAAACCGAGTGTTGCAAGTTTTGCCTGTGCTGCAGCCTTAGCCTGAGCCTTTGCTTCGGCTTCGGTTTTGCGATTTAACTCTGCTTCCAAATCTGCTTTTCTAATTGCAAATTCAGCATCAGTCATTTCTCTTTCAATAACTTCATTTGTTTTGACATTGTGTATTGTTATCATTGGATTAGCCATTATTTCACCCCATATAGTTTCACTGTTCCACCATTAAAATCTCCACCATTACTGAAAATGTCAACGCTAGTTATTGCATCATCTGTTTTGATAATACCGCTTAAAAATGCTCCTGTATACGCACTATTTGTATCAACACCACCACCAACATAAGTTATATTTTTATGTTTTCCAGTTTCAGCATAATTGTAAATAGTTATAATTGCAGCATTATCTGCATTAGTTCTTAATGTATTCCATCCAGGAGATATTGCAGTATCAGTTTGAATTGCTACTGCTGCGCTGTTGCTGTTATTTCTACCGCCATTTGCTTGAACATTATTATTACCATTAGGTTTGACAATTAAAGCACCATTGCTTGATAAGTTTGTATATTTAAAAATGTACAATTCCAAATGAGTATAAGTTTGATCTATACTAGATAAAGTGACAGTAGCACCCGATAAAGAAGTTGTTGATAATAAAGTCATTCCACCACCAGTAGCGGGAGCCGCCCATTTTAAACCTGTGGCGGTTGTGGAATCTGCTGTGAGTACTGTGTTGTTTGCACCCACCGCTAAGACTGAGGAATCATTGGTAGCGCTACCTACAACAAGGTCACCCTTTGCTGCTGCGGTTACCGCATTACCCGATGCTTTAGTTATTGGCATTAGTTACCTCCTAGTAGGATTGTTGCTTCTTCTTCTGTTAAACCCAGACGGGTTAGTAGAGCTTGGCGTTGTGCCGCCTTTGCTTGGGCTTCGGTTTGGCGTTGCGCTTCTAATTCTTGCTCCGCCTGATATTTAGTAAATTCAGCATCGTTCATTTCTCGGTCAACGATTTCATCTGTTTCTACATTATGGATTCTTATTAAAGGTTTACTCATTTTATTTTACTCCGTAAATTAGAACTGTGCCGCTTGAAAAAGTGCCTGTATTTGGCGAAAATGTTAAACTTGAAATTGCTGCTGTATCCCAAAATGTTGCACCCGACAAATTGTTCACATAACTAGGGCTATCATAACTCACAAAACTTCCTATAAATGTTTTTTTGTAAGTAGTTGAAGCGTATTGCGTAATGTATAAACTACCCACAAAAACATCATTAGCAGCCGCTGAACCAGTTAATTTTAATTGTTCCGTTCCGCCCATATTAGTACCACCAGAACTACCTGAACTTAAAGTGCTTATTGTTCCATATATTTTATTGGTTGCAGAATTAATTTTTACTCTAAATTCAAAACCTCCACTACATACTACATCATTTACAACTATAAACAAATCTGTATAACTTCCACTAATACTAGAAATAGTGGTGGTTGCACCCGATAAAGTTGTAGTTGATAATAAAGTCATACCACCAGCAGCAGGGGTAGCCCACTTCAATCCAGTACTAGTGCTACTGTCAGCAGTAAGAACTGTATCGTTTGCACCAACAGCTAATACTCCTGGTGTTGATGCAGCACTTGCTGAGAGTAATGCACCCTTAGCATTGAACTGACCTTTACTGATTGCATCAGTTAGTGGTACTAGTTCATTAGCAAATACCTCAATAATGTCTCCAGTAATAGTGGCATCTATTAAAGTAATAGTAGTTCCATTAGTTGCTGTGTAATCATTACCACGAGATAGAAGAGTACCGTTACGGTATACCTGCTCGTACCCTACTGAATATACTAGGGATACGGAGTTGTCATCTAGCCCACTCAACGAGGTGGTACCACCTGTTGGAGCTTTAGACCAGCGAACTCCTAGGGTTGGTGTAACCCCTATTCTGCCAGTTGCCATATTTAGTTACCTTCCAGTAGTAGTTTTGCTTCGTCAGCGGTTATGCCTAAACGCTGAAGTAATGCAGCCTTAGCCTGAGCCTTTGCTTGGGCTTCAGCTATTCGCTTTTGACTTTGTATTTGATCTAATTCAAATTGAGCAAATTCATCATCAGTCGCTTCTCTATCAATAACTTCATTTGTTTCTGTATTGTGTATTCTGATCATTGGTTTTGTCATTATTTTACTCCGTAAATTAGAACAGTTCCACCATTAAATGAAGAACCAGAACTGCCTGAATAAACTCTAAATTCAGTTATTTGTGTGTTGCTTCTATAAGAACCAGAACTGTTTATTGATTGAATTGCATTGGTGCTATTGACAACAAAAGCACCAGCCAAATTGAAAGGCTTGTGACTGCTTGTTGAAGCATAATTGTAGATTTCTAAAGCCCAAGCATTATTTGTATTAGAGGCAGCATATTCATCTTTATTTAATGGTATTCCAGGAAAACCGCCATCGCCTTGTGTGGAGATAGTGCCACCTGTGGCAATTTGATTTGAATATGCAACTGCATTAGTAGTGCTGTTTGGCTCTATTCTTACATAAGCATTAGTTCCTGAACTAACATCTATGTTTTTAATTATTATAAAAAGATTGTTATAGGTTTGATTTACCGAACTGATAAGTGTGCTTGTTCCTGATAAAGTGGTTGTTGATAACAAAGTCATACCACCACCAGCAGGTGCAGCCCACTTTAATCCTGTTGCTGTTGTTGAATCTGCTGTAAGTACTGTATCATTAGCACCTACTGCAAGTCTTGCGGGAGTATCAGCAGCAGTTGCTGTAATGATATCTCCCTTAGCATCTACAATTGTAGGTTGTATACCACCTTCTACCGAAGGTAATCTTCCTGTTGTCATATTAAGAAATCTCGCTTCCGAAAGCTGAGAAGGACATTGTGGCACTTGATGAGTAAACTGTGATTACATCTGTAGCACCTACTGTGATACCAAGTGTTAGCGTATCTGAAGCGTTAGCAGGTAGTGATACATCATATGCAATGTACTGACTTGTTGCTAATGCTGCTCCTGCAACTCGTATCGCAATGCGATAGGTAGCAGCAGTTGCTGCTTGATTACAGACTGTAATAGTTGATACTACAGACTGTGTAGCTGCTGGTACTGTGTATAGAGTTGTTGCTGTTGCTGCGCTTGGTATGCTCTGACCAAGCACCTTGTAGTTTGTTGCCATTTGTTTTTCTCCTTAGTGTTTGGTTAGCCACCCATTAAAAGTAAGCTACTGATAGTTCCGCCGGTACTGCTTTCTACTCCTGCTTCAAATGCGTTTAGATCATCTGAAGTAAGAACGTGTTTAACGCTGGCACCAGCAGAATGAGCAATAGCACTAGAACCTGCTTGACCTCTAGTTATTACAAAGGTGCTTCCTGATGGACCTGATGTGATAAAGACAATCTCTTCATTAATAGTATCTGGATCTATTGCTACAGTAAACTGACTATTTGCTACTAGAGTTACTCCACCAAGTAAGGAGTTTGCAGTTCCTGCTGCTACCGTCATAGATGTAACAGAGCTATTAATGCTAGATGCTAGTGTTGTCTCAACACTTATTGAGCTAAATAAACGAAGTGCCATTAACCTTCCTTACTTTGTGTAGTGTATGCGTATTGGGTACTTGTCTTTCAACTTCAACGCCTCTTCGTTTAATCTCTGTTGGTACAGAGCGAAGATATAACGAGAAGCTGAAACACCAGCAGTGGATGGAGTCTTGCTATCAGCATTATCAGCCTCAGCAGATGTAAGGTTAATACGACCTGCATCTAAGAATGATAGTAATTTATAGGAAGCACCAAGAGTTACTACATCCTGAGCTGATTGTGGTAAGCCAGTAACATCAGCAAAGTCATCAGTATTAGCATCTAATGTGTTAGCTGTGGTTGTGTAGTAAACTTGAACTGTTCTACCAGGTTGTACATTGTCATAAATATTTAAAGTAGCATTAGTATTAAATGTTGCACTGTTAGCAAAGTTATCTAAACGCCATCTTCTTAGTGGTAGCCACTCTTGACTTGATCCAGTAGTCTGCCAAGATATGTACAAGACATCCTCAACATCATCTGGTAGAGCATAGGTTGTTACGGATGCGTTAAAGGTAAAAGTATATGAAGAGATAGCCCAAAGACTAGGATACAAAGAGTTGATAGTATCGTTGATAGCCTTCTTGATTGAAGTTCTTGGAAATGTAGGAGCTAAAGTAACTTGAGCATACTGCGAGTGAGGTGCGGGGGATGTTCCCTGATAGCCTCTACCAAATCCTGGTATTACGTTAAGTATGTTATTTGCTTTATCAAAAGAATCAATGAAGATAAGTTCATCATCAATTTCAATAATACCTTTAGCAAGGTTTGAAGCAGAGCCAATAGTAATGGATGTACTGGTGGTACTTAATCCAGCAGCATTAGCTACATAACTAATACGATCTTGTCGCAAGGTATAACCTTGCAGGTTAGACTTGATCTCATCTACCATATCGTTAAGAGTGCTCATTTATCTTCTCTCTGTAGTGTTTCAAATTGTTCTGTAATCTCTCATCCTCTGGGCTAAAGGCCAACGCCTTCTCACCGTGTTCTATTGCAGTTTTATACTCACCTAATTGCCAGGCTGCTATTGCTACTAGATCATCAGCCATATGTCCCCAAGCCCAACCTTCAGCCATAAAATCTGTTTGCTTTTCAGTTATACCTAACGCTCTTGTTGCAACTCTAAAACATTCAGGCCACTGCATCTGTTGATAATAATGATTAGCTAGTGCTAGGACTGACTCTCTACTAGTACACTCTGTTATTGATTGCTCTAAATGTTTCTCAGCATTATCAGGATCACACTTAGCCATCATTCGCAGAGCGTATGATCTCTCTGCTTTGAATGTGGATTCCTCTAAGTATCTTTTAAAAGTCTGTAATGAATCATAATATCTTTGTTTGTAGTAATACTCTCTACCTAAGTAGTAAAGACTACGAGAACATTTTGGATCTTCATCTACTGCCATCTCAAGCATATCTAGGTATTGTTCTCTAGACTTCTCTTTATCTTGGAAATGATGTATTGTTAAATCTATTCTTGCTCTAACTTCAGGAATTTTATAAGGAGATACCGCCTCGTGGATTGGAAACTTCCATCTATATCCTCTACGGGCGTGGATCTTAATACCATCAAAGTTTAAATCTGGTTTACCGTTTTCATCCCAACCATATACATAATTATATATTGGTCTAGTAACACCAGCCTCTAGAGCTTTAGGTAAATCCTTCTTCCAACCTTTTACTAAAACCTCATCCATATCTAGTGCTATGCAGTAATCAATATACATTGGTATTGCAGCAAGTGATGCGTTACGAGCATCATCAAAGCGCCAAGGATCTACTTTAATCTTTATAACATTAATACCTAAAGACTCAGCAATTTCTACTGTCTTATCTGTTGAACCAGTATCTGCTATTAGTAAGTAGTCTGCATCTTTAGCTGACTCATACCATCTCTTAACGTGCTTCTCTTCATTGAGAGCAATTGTATATACAGCAATTCTCATATTGTGAGATTCTACTACATTCCACCCAGGAATAAGGCTACTGGGATAGCATCTGCACCTGCGCCTGTCGCACCTGTTGGACCGGTAGGTCCAGTTGCACCAGTAGCACCACTCGCTCCTGTTGCTCCTGTCGGACCAGTAGGTCCAGGAACTGTTGATGCAGCACCTGTCGCTCCAGTAGCACCAGTGGCACCAGTAGCACCAGTGGCTCCTGTTGGACCGGTAGATCCTGTAGCACCTGTGGCACCAGTTGGTCCAAGTTGGGTGTACATAACCTGCTGAGCAGTTACAATTATAGAAGGTGTTACTGGTGTTGTAGGTGTAGTACCAGCAGCAATGGTTTCAATAGAAACTGCTGTAGATTCTGATTGCCAATAAAATTCAATATAATCACTAGCGGCAACGGTAAGGACATAGTTCCAAGCAGCAATAATTTGTCCGTTTATACCACCGTGCTTTTCAGTAACAGCAACTTGTCCACTTGAATAAGGAACATCTGTACCATTTTTGCGAATCCAAATAGTTGCATTATGAATAGAAGCATCAGTGCTAACTAGTTGGGCGCTAAATTGAATGTTATAAGTTCCTGCATAGCTAAAAACAATTCTTGATGTAGGAGAACCAATAGTAACTCCGTTTGATTCATCAGTTGAATTGATAGTTATTGGATAAGCAGTTGTTGTGCTTGCAATATTTTGGGTAGTTGTATCGTGGAAAGCTCCGTAATAACCTAATGTTCCACCAGCACCCGTTGCTCCGGTAGATCCAGTAGCACCAGTAGGTCCAGTTGGACCTGTAGAACCCGTTGCTCCAGTCGCTCCCGTTGCACCTGTGGAACCTGTCGGTCCTGTAGCACCTGTTAAACCTGTTGCACCCGTTGGGCCAGTAGCGCCTGTAGCGCCCGTTGAGCCTGTTGCACCTGTCGGTCCAGTACTTCCAGTCGCTCCTGTACTTCCAGTGGCTCCTGTGGCCCCTGTAGGGCCTGTAGACCCCGTTGCACCGGTTGCGCCCTGAGATCCTGTGGCACCTGTTGGCCCTGTTGGGCCTGTAGATCCCGTAGAACCAGTTGCACCCGTAGGGCCAGTTGCTCCAGTAGAGCCAGTAGCACCTGTTGCTCCCGTTGCTCCAGTTGCACCAGCACCTGTTGCACCTGTCGCACCAGTGTCTCCAGTTGGTCCAGTTGGACCAGTACTACCAGTTGCGCCTGTGGCTCCAGTAGAGCCTGTGGCTCCCGTAGGACCAGTGGCTCCTGTTGAGCCAGTAGGACCGGTAGGTCCTGTAGCACCTTGACCACCTTGTGGTCCTTGATCACTTGAAAAAGTTATACCAACCTGTGGTGTGATGTTCTCTATAACAATTACGGTCTCTGACATTATTGGGTCACAGCTCCCGTCACTATAAACTTACCTTCTAGATATCTAGTTACGGTTGCACCAGATGTTAGTACTAGATCATAAACGTATCTTCCTGAACCGATAGCACCAGTAGTTGTAGCATCTATTAGAACAGTTACACTTCCTGCTATTCCACCCAAAGTCATTCTGCCATTAGCAGTACTTGCTACAACAGTTGTAGTAGTAGCACCAACAAATGGGCGTACTGTCATAACACCTGTATAACCTGTTAGGTTTAATGGGGTGTTATTGTTATTGATAGTAAATAAAAAATTAAATGTTGTAGCCTGTTCGCAGACTAAATTATATTTAGCACTCAACTTGAGATCGCTCTCAGAGCTTGTGCTGCTGGTAATCCAGTAGTAGATGCTAAAGCATTACATACACCATTGTAGTCAAGGAATTTTGAAGGATCTGTACGGCTACTAATAGCGTTTAATACACCTACAGTATCTGTAAGGTTAGTAGTTACTGATCTTTGTACAGCCCACTGGCGAGCAGCAAGTGCTTCCCCAACCATTTCTGAAGATGCTCGGTAAGTGCCACCATTTGCTAGGCGATTTAGTTCATCTAATAATGTTGTGCCTGATACTCCTAGTGCCACTTTCTACCTCACTTCTTTTTAGATTTTTTAGCTACTGCTGCGTTATCTACTAGATTTGGATAAGGTCTACCAGCAGCCTTAGCCTTTGCTTTAGCAGCACTCTTTTGTGCTGGCGTTAATTTCTTAGAAGTTTTCTTAGGGTTCTTCTTATCCCAAAATGCTACTTTCTTTTTCATTTGCAACTACAATCCCAAGCCCGTAAGGACTTGTTTATTCTAGAGTTTGGATCTCTTGCTGTCTTAGCAGAGGTCAATTTAGATTTCATTCCACACATACGACCACAGAAAGACTTACGTCTAGCAGCAGACTTAGGTGACTTCTTAGCCTCAGCCTTTTTTACTGGAGGTTTAAGGTTCATACCTTGCGCTTTAGCAGATGCTCTGCCAGCAGCGTTTAATCCACCTTTAGGATTCTTACCTGCTTTTCTTTGCCACGCTGGACTCTTTGCCATACTCTCCATACTTTCCTAAGATTGATCGGACAGTGCCATTCTTATTAAGACGGACAATACATCCGTCTTTAATTTGAACTGGATTAAATCCATCGTGGCGCTTATAGGTACCAGTAGATGCCATTACTTCTTTTTCTTCTTAGACATCCCTGCTTCTGATAAAGCAATAGCAATTGCTTGCTTCTTGGACTTAACCTTCTTGGCAGACTTGCCAATATTTAGTTCGCCCTTTTTAAACTCTTTCATTACTTTGGCAACCTTCTTAGCGCCTTTTGCTTTCTTCATTAGCTAGGCATCTTTCCCATTGCGCCAGTTTGAACTGACTCATAAGATGAGTACTTTGCTGCATTTGGATATTGCTTGTCTGGTGCTGGATAAGGCATTAGATCCTCTTCCATACCCATATCATCCATCATTGAATTTTCTGAATTGTTCATCATTTCTTCTTACCCATTTTCTTCATAGCCATTTTCTTACCAGCTTTTTTAGCCATTGCTTTCTTAGCCATAGCCTTGCCCTTCATTGTGTAAGGGAATTTCTTTCCATCTACATTTGGCATAGTTACTCCTTGTAAGTTAGTGAGATACCGTCAAACGCTTTGCCGGCATCGTTAGATAGTTTTACTGCTGCATCTATATCTTTCTTTCTTGTTGAGCGCGGCTCTATACCTTGACGAGTCGCATCCCAATAAGACTGTATTTCCTTCTCATCTTTTTTAACTTTGTCTTGATCCCAACCAGTCTTGGTTGGATTGACTCCAACAAACATTGGTGTATTAGATCGTAAACATTCGCCATAATTATCGTGGTCTTTGGTCTTACAAGATGAAGTGCAGTTACTCATACTGGAGTCACATAACTGCCATAGCCAGCATTGATTAAAACGTTAGCTTCATAGTCACTAATGGTGTACTCGTGTCCACCTAGATAATAATAACTTGCTGCTGCCAAATCATCTTGGCTTGGTGTCTGTGTTGCAGTAACAGTAGTTCCATTTACTAATAGAGATACACCTCTTGGAATATCTGTAAGGCTTACTGGAATATTGCCATTAACAGTTCCACCATTAAATTCTTTTCCTGCTAAACGAGCATACGGAGAAAACGGATTGGATGAATCAATACCATAGGTTTGATTAAGCCAAGGTGTAATCAGTGTGTATGCCATAATCTTCTTTCTCTAGTGATAAGAGGCGGTTTGACCCGCCCCTTACCTAACGAACAATTAACCGTTTGTTGCTGAAGACTCAATACGGACAAGTGCTGCCTCGCGTAGGCGATTAAAGCCTCCGAAGTAGTACCAACCGATTGTGCGGAAACGGCGTAGAGCATCAATCTCTGGACCAATGATGGTTGAGATGTCTGCGGCTTGCGCCTCAGCTAATGCTTCACGACCTGCAATAATTGCACGGTAGTTGTTTGTAAATGTAACAGTACCTGTGTCAGCAACTGATGTAATGTTAGATGCTGTAAGTGCATAGGTAAATGTTGTTGATGTTGTACCTGTGATGGTATATGTGCCGTTAACACCTGTGTTAGTTGTAGCAGCAACTGTTACAACCTGACCTGTTCCGAGGCCGTGAGCAACTGCTGTAGTAATTGTTACTACGTTAGATGTCAAAGCAACGTTGGTGATAGTTGTGCTTGTAGTGATACCAGCAGCCAACTTTAGACCGTTAAGTACACGAGGTGTCTCTACTACGAAAGCACCTTCTAATACACCAACTGCACCAGCAGTAAACGGTGTACGCTCTACATACTTGGTCAACTCTTGGAATCCTCCGGTGCCTGATTCGGCGCGAAGGTCAGCAGATTGACGTGGGTGTAGATATGCAGCATATAGCTCACCGATACGAGGCAAAGCCTTGTTGGTGCGTAGAGTTACTACAGCGTTGCGGATATCCGCAGTTGTAATTGTATCTACTGGAAGCACTGCACTAGATGCTGTTGGAACTGTTCCTGATGGACCGTTTGCATAAATTACTTGGGTTCCAGCACAAAGAACTTGACCAACAACATTGTCAATGCTGTCTGCTGCGTTGTAAGCGATGATGTCAGCAAGAGCTGAATCTACATCGTTAAATGAAGTTAGGTTTAACTTCTTGGTTGTTGAAACGGCTGAGCCGTATTCAGCAAGGGTTACAGTAACCTGTGATGGGTTACCTAAAGCGATTGAGGAAACATCGGTTGATTCTGTCAACGTAGATGTAGCTTGTGCTAAATCTGAATAGATTGAGAATACAACTGATGATCCTGGCATCGCCTGTTGAACTGGTTTAACATCGGCAAGTGAGCGCATAACAGGAATGGAACGAAGTGCCATTCTTACATACTGATCGTATGCTGCTGTGACTAAATTGCTAATGCTGGATGTAGTGGTTAAACTACCGCCTGGAATTGCCATTGGGCATTACCTTTCATTAGGATTGGATTAGAGTCCAGATCCCTTAATGATTGCATCTAACTCTTCGCGAGTATTAGCGTTCATAAGTTTTTTCATAATATCGTCATTGTGCTCAGGTGTAATCCCTTGCTCAACAGTATTAGTCATCCTCTTGTACGCTGCCGCTTGAGCAGGATCAACATTAGGTTTCTGGGGTACTTCTTCGGTTTGAAGACCAAACACATCTGCGTTTGCTTCTAACCATTTTGATACAGACTCCTCAGTTGGGTCTATATCCTGCGGAATAAAAGAAGAAATCTTCTGATTTACCCCGCGACTTGCGAGGGCTTCTTTGATTGCTCGTTCTCTTTGCGCTTTATTTAAAGATTCAAAGTTAGCTTTAAGATCTGCCAACTCTTTATCTTTTGCTTTATTAGCCTTGCGTAGTTGTTTAACGAGATCATTGCTTAATGACTCAACACTTGTGTCGGTCTCGTCATCATCCTCGTAGTCATAGTTGGACATAGTCCATCTCCCATTCGTTGTAGTTGTCGTAGACCTCATACAGTTTGGGGATTCCTGTATGGCTTCTACTACCGGTTTTGTTATCACTCCATCAGACCGGTGGTCCTGATGGCAGGCTTAGTTAGTAAGAGCCAGCTCTATTTTGGCTCAGTGCTCCGCTTGAAACTCCAGTTTGTCCACCGAAGGTGGCCTTCTCTAGTCCGATAATCTTCTTACGCTTTTCTCCTGCTTGGGTTTGTCCTGGTAAATTAAATACTTCTTCTTCAGCTACTGCCTGATTATAGTCTGGTTGTTGATAGATAGATGATAATTGTCTACCTCGCTCAAGACCGCCACCAATAGCACCATAACCTGCTCTAGCAGATTCAGCAGTTACGCCATAACTGGCAAGTTGTTCTGCTCTAGCAGCAGATGTATCTAATTTAGAACCAATTGCAGCGCCACCTATTTCAGCAGCTAATACTTTCTTTTGAATGTTTGCTAATCCTTGTGCTGGATCTAGAGTATAGGCAAGAATATCGCCATCCTTAATATCAGGATAGAATTGCTTTAACGCTTCTTTAACCTGTGGTGCTGCATCAATAACTCTCTTTTGTGCAATAGATATACGATCCTCTAACTCAGAGGCAGATACATCTCCTGCAATAAACTTCTCAAATCCTGCTTGTTTACCAGTAGCATCTTTAGTGTAATAGGTTGCAGGTAATCCATAATTACGCATTACATTCTGGTATTGATCTTCTAGAGTTACATACTCAGCCTCTGACAAGGCTCTCAACCCATTATTAATACGATCTTTATTAGCAGCAAAGCGAGCTTGATATGCTTTAGTTTGACGTAAGGCTAAGGTCAACGATGCTTCATCAGCACCAGTTACTATAAGATCCTTTACATCATCTAGTAAAGTGCCTAGACCATATCTGTTAAACTCTGCAAGTAATAGGTCATAAGCAGATTGTCCTGCACGGCGCTTCTTTTCTGCTTCAATGGCAGCATCTTGTTGTCTTTGATAAGCTCGTTCATTCTCTCTTATTTGCTCATCAGTTAAAGTAGTTGTAGTAGATCCACTACTACCTGCTGTAGTGGTGGTTACGGGACCACCAGTCTTAGGATCAATACCATATTTTTCTTGTAATGGTTTTAATTCTTCTACTAATTTTTGAGTAGAAGTAGCAATCCTCGCATCAATCTGCGCTTTAGTTTCAGTAGGTTTTTTAGTTTCTTTTTTAGTTTCTTTTTTGGGTGCTTGAAATAAAGGATTGCCTGAACCGTATACAAAGTTAGTAGACATAGTTAGGCCTGAAATCCAAAGTCCCTAAGGACTTTAAGTGCGACATTAGAAACATCCCTCTTTGCGTTGTCTGTATATTGCCAGCGATAATCTTTGCGTAGATTTTTTTCAAAGTCATAGATAGGCATTTCCTTATCGGGTCCAATAGCAGATCTTAGAGTTGGATCCTTTAGATCTATTGATTCAGGGTTTAGTTCTAGTATAGATGCCATAAGGTTTTTATAAGGTGAGTAAACAGTATCAAGATCTATGCCTTGTGCTAGTAACTTCTGTACCTTCTCAGGCATACCGAGTCCTGCAATACCGCGAATCTCATTATCAATAATCTTTATATCTGTACCATCTTGGACTCTTTTAGCAAAGGAATCAATTTGAGTTTGATTTAAAGATATACCATTAGCCTTAGCGGTACCTAATATAGATTGAGTAGTAAGAGATAACTTATCTGTTTTTTTCTTAGCAAACTCTGGAAGTTTTTGAATTTCAACAGTTAAAAATTCTAAAGGATTTCCAAGTCCACCAGTAGTAACACCATTGACAGTTTTTTTAGGACTCTTTTTTTCTGCTGTTTGAAGTGCTTTACTATATTTTGATATTTCAGCAGCAGTTGGATCTCTCTGGAGAACAGATTTAAACACACTTCTTACATAACCGGCAGCTTCAGTAGGATCTGAAACATTCACAGTTGGCACTGTTGCGCCACCTGATCTGTATGTACCCTCATTACCAGCAGTTATTAAAAATTCTGCAAATGGTATATCTTTGTTATAGTCTAAAGAACGTACATAGTTATCTGAAAGAGCTGTAACATAAGCAGATTTTAATTCTTTAGAGTATTTACCATCTATTGGTAGGTTTAAATTATAGGCTTTATTTAAATCTTTTGCTAAAACTATTCTTTGAGTACCATCCATTGCTGCAATTCTTTGACCAGCAACAGCTACCTGCTCACTATATTGAGTTTGTATTTTATTTGTAAGATCTGTTTGTTCTTTAGATTGATTAGGGGTTGATTCTTTTGTTTTATCTTTAGGTTTTTTTGTTTCAACTACAGGTTCTACATATGGCTTAGGATTCTTTAAATTTTCTTTAAGTGCATTAATAGATGTTTGAATAGAATCTAGAGCATCTTGATTAGGGGCAGATTTTTTTGATTCTTCTAACCTAGCAATAGAATCTGTAATTCCAGAGGTAGATATACCAATATAATTTTTCTTAAAATATGCTGTAGCGTTTGCGACAAGTTTATTATAAGTATTTTGTGCTGTAGTTTGGATTCTTTGAAGTTCTGCTAAAACATCTGGCGTAACATTACGAGCACCGGTAAGTGATTTAGTAGCTTCACTAAGGATCTTCTTAGCCTCTTTAACACTAGGATCATTATTTAAATAATCCTGTAATGTTATATCTGTTGCCATCTATTTACTCTCCTAGTAATCTACTAAATATGGACATATATGCTGTCAATGTATTTTCATTAAAGGTAGATAGATTTTTTATTTTACTTAGAGTTCCACTTTTTACCAAGTCTATAACTTCTCTATCGCCACCAGTTAATTCAAATATTTCTTTTTGTTTTACATAACCATCATAAGCCTTAACCATTTGCCTTAAAACATCTTGGGTTTCAGGCCTAATGTTTGAGAACTTAGGATCATCTAACATTTTAGATAGATCATCTAACGCTCTAACTCTTTCTACTGCTCTTTCTCTGCCCTTGCCTAGATATTCTTCTAGCATCGGGCGACCTGCCATATAAGTATCTTTCCAAGTGTTATATTGTTGGCGGAATATTTTTCTTATTTGAGGATCAGCAATATTAGACAGTGTTGCATCAAGTTTGTTTTTTCTTTCATAATATATCTCAGCATCTGCTGCCGCTTGTACTTGCACTAAATGATCTTCTACTCTTTTGTTCTCTCTAAGGCCCATAGTCTTCATAGTTCTATAAGCATCGTAGGAGAAAGCACCCTCATTAGGTATTAAGAAAGCAGCGCCCTCTTTATAGGTATTAAATAACTCTTGGTTATCTTCTACGAATTTACCAGAATCTTCTGCTGACTGAAAGATAGCTACAGTTTTACGATCTGATTCAGACACTGTATATGGAACTTGGTTAGGATATAGTTCTACCCATTTTGCCATTGCAATATCTTTATCAAAGTTATTCTTTTCGTATAACTTATACCATACTTCTTTCCAATTTGATTTACCAGAATCTTTAATCCATTCAGCCATCTCTGATTTAAGTTCAGTTTGGACTGAAGCTGGCGCAAAGAAACCAAATGTAAATCTAAGAGCAAGGACAGATAAGGTAGCGTTCTTTAATCTCTCCCTATATGCTTCTCTTTCGGCAATAGAAGGTGCTATTAAGTTACCGCTTGCATCTAACTTTTTTGGTAAACCATTGCCAGATGCCTCTAAGTATGTAACTGCTTTACGATAAGCAGAGGCGTATTGGGAATCTCTGTCATCTTGACTCATTAGAGCAAGCCCTCTATTAACGTGTGCTGGCATTAACCTAGATAGGAATGGTTGATTTACTGCATACTTACCTAACACCATACCTGTTATGGTATCTACGTTTTGCTGTGAACCTTGGAAAGGTAATGAAATAAGATTACCTAATGTTGTTACAGAAAGAGCCGCTAATGGTCCAGAGAATGTTGGAAGAATTGAATCTGGATTTAAAGATGGTGTTAACATCTTTACAGATCCACCAAATTGTACTGGAAATGGAACCTTAAAGTCTTGTGGTATTCCCATTCCTGCTAATGCAGTCTGCATTATTCTGTATCCAGGAGCCATCATAGGATAAACAAAATAAGCATCACCGTTTTCATCTTTTTGAATAAATCCATTATGATCTATTCCATCAAATGTGGCTGCTGCTCTAGCAAATGCTTCTGGGTTGTACTTAGCAAGACGACCTAAACGTCTGTAGAAATCTTCTTGAGCGCGATAGAATCTAGCCCAGTTTCGTACTGCGAATGAACCTTGAGATCTAATTAAAGGATTATCTACATAAGATAGAACCTGCATAATAGCTCTTTCTTCTGCCGCTTTAGCTAACTCTGTCTTGGCTGCTTTTACACCAGCCTGATAATTAAGAGTTCCTTTTTGAGTACCTTTAGTCCACTCATCAATAAACTTTTGTTCAAATCCAGTACTTCGCATTTCTTTACGAATACGGATTGATTCATATAATGCCATAGGTTGACGAGAGATACGAGCATTGGCAAGACCAAGCCATACCCAACCATTCTTCATTAGGTTGTAAGTACGTTGTGATTCTTCAACAACTGGTACAAGTTCTGGTCCAACATATTCTGCTGGTAGATCCTGAAGATCTATGCCTCTAACATCATCTAAGCTTAATTTACCAGAGATAGTGTAAGTATTTACACCTTTGCCTAAAGGAGCAGATGGATCATACTCGCGAATCTTATCTAAAAGATTTTTGTTTATATCGCCATCGCCTCTTTTGGTAACTAATTCCTTGGCTCTAGTAAGAACTTCCCTAGCATATCTAATATCATCTATATCAAGTTCACTTACAGCAGTTGCTTCGGACTTTAATTGCTTACCCCTTGAACTTTGTAACCAATTACGAAGAATCGTCATTACCTGATCATCAGGTAAATCTGCATTTGCTAAAGCAAGAGAACCTAATTCATCGTTACCGTAAAATCTAAGACGTAATAGATATCCAATTAATGATGCTTCGCTCTTATCGCTAGTAATTGCTCTAGTGCCAAAACCTGCTACATTTGCAGATGCTCTATACTGTTTAGTAGCAGTAGTTAAATCCAGTCTAAGTGGTCTAACGTCAACACCTAAATCTTTAACTAACTGCAATACTGATTCATTATAAGTAGCACCGGTAGCAAAGTTCATACCACCTTCAGATACCTCTGCTAATAGGTTATCTATATTACCGTAAATTATCTGTTCAGTTAGTATCTCTATAGATTCATCATCTATTACTTTAATACCAAACTGGCGTAGGAAAGTATCTATCTTACCCTTAGATAAAGATTCGGCTAGTATTTTTCTGGTTTGACCAGCAACTCCACCCTGGATCTTATCTTCTAGTTTTGCTATTTTAGATGTGATTTCCTCTGACTTCTTAGTATCAAAGGTTAGAACATTCATACTGCCAAGTTCTTTTTTAAGTTGGAATAGTTCTTCTCTATTATTAATTATATCTAAGTCAATTGCTTTTATTCTAGCAGCGTTTACTTCTGCTTCTTTTTTATTAATAAATCGCATCATTACGCCAAGTGGATTAGCAGCAAAGGCTTCTAATTTGTCTAATCCTTTAACTGATTGCAAGGCTGTGTTTAATCTAGTAGCAGTATATCTTTGCTTTGCAAGTCCCCAAGGGCTTGTACCCATAGCCAGAGATACCATTAAATCTTCTCCAGCATTACGGATTGCATAACGAGGACCAGCTAGAGTTAAGAATGACCAACCATTGGTCATAGTTTCTACCCATTTACTATTAGCTGTGCCTAGTACAAATTTAGCAATAGTGCTTTTGCCTGCTAAGATATCTAAATCTACAAGGCTTGGTGCAGAAACAGTGGTATTCATTTCGCTAGGTAATAACGCTTTTTTAGATAATTCACCATCACCTAAACCGTGCCGAACATTACCTTTGTTAGCGTACATTCTAGATACAGTATTTCCAGTATCTGTTAAATCTAAACCTCTTGCATTATTAGTTTGTTTTAACAAGCCTTGATAAATACTCATTTTCTTAGCCACAGAATCTGTGCCAGCATACAATTCTTTCATTAATGTTGCAAAATTTGTGGGTGCAAATATTGCTGCGAGTCGGTATATTTGATCAGGAGCATCTTTTGCAAGAAGATCAAATTCCTCATTTTTAAACATTGGTACTGGAGTTAATGATCTTTTAATCTTATCTAAGCCAGTTGCTATTTGAAGAGAACTAAATCTAGCAGAGCCTTTTACCCGAACACCGTCTAGTGCTTCTTTTAATTTACCTGGTTCTAATTTAACAAGGTCGTCAAGTATACCGTCTGCGTTATCAGGAGAACCAAATACTGCATTTACCAAACTAGGTGATACTTTACTAATGTCAAATACTTTATTTGTTTCGGTAAGAACTTTTCTTCTTAACTTACGAGCAGGGGTTAGACGAGGTAGAATAACTCTTTGACGAGCTATTGACCCTTCTGCTACAACTTTCATAACATCTCTGGTATTTTCAAACCAAGCCTTAGCAGTACTGGCGCTTGTAATTGGAGTTGGTCCTTTAATAAATTCATCTATTACAGAACGACCAAACTCTGGCAAAAGGACAGAAAGTTCTTTTCTTGCCTCTGCTGCTGCTTGAGGATTTACACCTTTAGACTCTATTAATTTTTTAAGAGGTACACCAGCTTGATCCCATAAAGCAATTGTTGATGGTTGATCAAAGTATTTATCAAACTTTACACCCTTGCCACCAGCTTGTGCGGCAACTACTTGCACTGAATAATTATTTAAATCGTAAAGTTTTTTCGCTTTACTTAATACAATAAATGGATCAGTACGTAGACGAAATATTGCATCGCCAACTCCTGATACCATTTTATAAAAGAAGCCTTGTTCATACAAATCACCAGGAGTTACTACATCAATAATATTTGCTAGTTGACGACCAGGTGAGAATTTGGCAGCATTGACAGCATTTAACGCTTCATCAAATTCTTCTCTTGCTTCTCTGTCATTCTTTCCTGCATCATTTGTAGGATCTGCTATACGAAGATAATATTTTTCTTCTTCAGTAGCATTGTTTATTAGATCCGCTATATCAGCACCTTCACTGATTTTTTGTGCAATCTTGACTTGAGCATCGCCATATTTTTTAGTGGCTGCTTCAATACGGCCTGTGTTATATACTTTCTCGCCATCTTTGCCTGCTTCATCCCAAGCAAAGCCAATTTGACCACGTTCTACTAATGGGATAGCAACAGCACGATAGGTTTGACTAACCCTATCTGCTAAAAAATTTAAACCTTTATATGCTTGATAAAAAGTATAGTGATTAGCAGTACCAAGCCAGCCTTGTTTTGGCTTCTCTTCTTCAGTTTCATTGCCAAAATTTTGCACAAGGTTTTCTTGTTGTGCTTGTGGCAAAGATTTATATACTGCGTTAGCCGCTTCTGCTGGCATAGCAAGTAAGTTTTTATGTACAGTTAATGCTTTACTTAGGTTATCTATTCTTCTTTTATCTTGCTCTGATAACCCTGCCGCATATGCTGCTGCTTTTAAGCTCTCAGACATTAATTACCTCTAGATAAAGCGTTCTGATAAAGATATTGGATCTCACCGGTAGTGTCGTAAGGAATCATCTCTGCTAAAACATCTGATAATTTACGATTAGCAAACTGTGATTGCATCATAAGTGATGATGCGCCAGCGCCTTCTCCTATATCAACACCAGTAGTAATGGGTTCTTCTGGTCTTTGCGATGGTGCATATAGTGGTGTTACTGGAGTTAATGGATTAGATGGTCTTCCACCTACATCATCTGCTACACCACGAGTCTTTGACTTTGGCGCTGCTGTATTGAGTGCGGCAGTCTCGCCGCCTTCTCCGTATGATGTTGAACCTAAACTCATATCTGTTCTTTTGGAGAATTTACCTGGGCCTGATGCGCCAGCTAATGGACCTCTTGCCATTATTCCTCCTTTAAAGTTTCTAAATCTTGCGAAAATTGTTGCCAGATTTTTTCTTCTTGGCTTTTCTGAGTTGAATTATAGATAGCTAATTGGTGCAGATCATCTGCAAGTGCTTCTATTACTGATGTTAAATTTAAAAAGAATCCCGATACTATTACTAGATAGTCAGACAGTCGTACTGGGCGATTAAGATTGTTATCGTTATTCACCCAGTACTCCCGTCTTTAAAATAATTACGCTTTTGTTCCTTTGCGGCCTGCTGGTGTGTAGCCGAACTTAACTTCTCCACCTGCTGGCTTGGCTGTATCCATCTTACCTTGTACAGGCTTGACCTCTACAGACTTTTGAAATGTTCCCTTTTTCATTTTCACCTCCTTATTTTATGCTGCTCCGCCAATGGAGGCGAGTAGTTGTGCGATGTCAGGTCTAGGTCCAGCAGCAGGGGCCTCTCCGCTTTGTTGTTGTTCAGTTGGCTGCGAGGCAGGAACGGGGGCCGTTCCTACTGCTGGAATACTAGA